AAATGAGAGAAAATAATACACATAAAGATCTAAAATTAGAAGCTGGCTTTAATAAATTAAAAAGTATAGCTAAAAGATCTGATTAATAGTGGGGCGGTGAAAACTGCCCACTTGGAAGGCAATTATGAGAGATATTAAAAAATTAACTGAATACAGTAAAATTGCCAAAAAGAAATTTAAAGAATTAGAATTATCTAGAAACCTTAAAAAAGAAGTAAATATTGGTGCCAATGGTACACAAAAATATATTATTAAAAAAGGTATAAACAAAGGTAAATTAATATAATGGCAATAACTACTATTGGTCTAAAAACTGCTGCTAAAGATCTTAAAAGAGATATTAATAAGGCAATGGAACAGGAACTTAGATCAAGAGCATTAAAAGCTTTTGCTGACGTAAAATTAACAACTCCAGTTGATACTGGACAAGCTAGAAATAGCTGGTATATTGGGTACACTGAAACATATAATAATCAAAAAACTGCACCTGCAACATCTAATGTAAATTTATTGGTTCCAAAAGATAAACCAAATAAAATTATTGTTACAAATGGTACAACTTACATAGAATTCCTTAACAATGGACATTCACAACAAGCACCTACTAAATTTATAGAGGCTGCTTTTAGAAAATACTTTGATGAAGTTACTGTGGAAATAACTAACGGATAAGGAAAAATGGCTGTAAAATTAGATATAATTACTAATGTAAAGGGACAGAACGGAGTAAATCAATTACAATCCGGATTAGATAGATTAGGAAGAAATGCTCAAATAGCTTCAACAAGATTAAAACAATTACAAGGTGCAGCTGCTAAATCAAGAGCAACTTTTGCAGCATTAGGAACAACTTTAAAAGTTGGTGTTGCTGCATCATTAGCTGCTGTTAGTTTTGGTATTGGTAAATTTATAAGAGATACATTTTCTGCAGGACAACTTACTGAATCATTACAAGTAAGATTTAAACTATTATTTAATTCTGCTACAGAAGGTGCAAAAGCATTTAAAGTGTTAAATGAATTTGCTAGTAAAGTTCCCTTTTCACTAGAAGCTATTGCTGCTGGATCTGGTAACCTAGCTGTTATTGCTAAAGATGCTGATGAATTAGCTAAAGTATTAGAAATAACAGGTAATGTTGCTGCAGCTACAGGTCTTGATTTTAGACAAACTGCTGAACAAATTCAAAGAGCATTTGCTGGTGGTATAGCCGCTGCTGACGTATTTAGAGAAAGAGGCGTTAGAGCAATGTTAGGTTTTGAAGCTGGTGCTAAAGTATCAATTGAACAAACTAGAAAAAGATTCTTTGAAGTATTTGGTAGTGGTGGTCAATTCTCTAGTGCAACAAAAGATTTTGAACAAACTTTAGAAGCACAGGTTTCATTTGTACAAGATGCTTATTTTAGATTTAGACAAGCCGCTGCTCAACCTTTATTTGAAGGTGTTAAAGCACAATTAGTTGCTTTAGTTGGTAATTTTAAAAGAAATGATACTCAATTAAAAGAATTAGCAAAAACTGTTGGTACTAATTTAGCACAAGCATTTAAAAATATTGAAGGTGCAATTAGATTTGTATCTAAAAATATAGATTTATTAGTTACTGGATTTAAAATATTTATTGGATTAAAAGTAGCTACATTTGTAGCAGGTATTGCTGCACAATTTGTATTATTATCTGCTAAAATTAAAGCAGCAACAGTTAGTATGGCCGCTTTAAATCTTGCTATGAGAGCCAATGTAGTTGGTATTGTTATAACTGCAATACAAATAGGTGTTGTAGCATTTATTGCATTTAATGATGCTATAATGAAAGTTGTAAAAACAATTAGAGACTTTTTTATAAGAAAAATGAAAGAGGCTCAATTAGCTGTTCTTAACTTTGTTTCTAAATTAAAAATATTTCCAAAACAATCTAAAGAAGCGGCAGAAGCTGCAAAACAAATAGCTGCAGAATTAGAAAAAATGAAAATTGAAGCTAATGAAGTTGTTGCTTCTTACACAAAATTAACTAGAAAACAAAAAGAATTATTTTCAGGAATAAAAACTACACCAAGAGCTAAAAGGGATCCTAGTTCAAGACCTAATTTTGGTGCTGCTACTGATCCTGATTTTTTAAAAAAGCAATCAGATATAGCTGCTTTAAATGAACGAATATTTACAATGAATAGACATTTTATTCGTGATCAAGCTAAAATTAATGCTAATCAAACAACATATAGAGATTTATTAGAACAATCTGGTATTGAAGCTAAATTAATTTCAGATACAATTAGTACAGGTTTTTTAGATGGATTAAGACAAGGTAATTCATTATTACAAATTACTAAAAGTTTATTTAAAAACGTTTTAAATACAATAGCTGAAACAATTATAAAAAAGACTATTGAATTACAAATAGAAAAATTATTTGAATTTCTTGGAACTAAAAAACTTACAATTGAAAAACAAATTACTGCAGAAAAAGCTCAACAATTAGCATTTGCTACTGCAACTGCTGCTGTTAGTGGATCAGGCGGTAGTTTATTATCATTTTTTAAATTTAATAAAGGTGGAGTTGTACCAGGTGGTGCACCTTATACAGATAGAGTTCCTGCATTATTAACACCAGGAGAAACTATTATACCTAGAGGTGAATCATCAGTTGGTTCAACAATAAATAATAATACAATTAATATAAGTGGTAATGTTGATCAAAGAGCAATAGATCAAATTAGAGCTGTTATAACATCAAGCCCATCACATGTTGGTGGAGCTAATAAAACCTATACCAGAAATACTGCCGGTTTAAGTATGAGGAGAAAATAATGTCAAAAATATTTGAATATACAAATGATGTATCATTAAATAGATCAGCAAGAATTAGAAGATCAATATCTAATTCAGGTTATGCTAGACAGGAAAGAGGCAGTCCAACATTTTATTCTATGCAATTAAATTTACCTTTATTAACTAAAGCAAAATATGATGAAGTTGAAGCTGAATTATTAGGTTTACAAGATGGTATTGATTTTAAAACAACTAGTATACCATCAATTATTAATTTAACTTTTGCTAATGGAAGTATAACTGCACAATCAGGTTTAACAATTACAGTTGTTAATGCTAATACAAGTGGAGTTAATGTTCAATTAGCTAATGTAGATAATTCAAGTAATGTTAAAGCTGGTGATTTTATACAATTTAGCTCAAGTACAAAAGTTTATCAAATTAAAGAAGATGCAAATGCAAGCTCTAATATAATAACTTTTAAATTAATGACTGGTGCAATTAACCCTATTGTAGCTGGTAATACTTTTACACTTGGTAGTGGTGTACAATTTAAAATGTTGCTAAATGGAAGACCCTCTGTAACTATTGTACCTGGCCCAGGATTTAATTATTATCAATATGGAACTTTTAATTTTCAAGAGGTATTATAATGGCTAGAACGATAGATTCAACAACTTTAGCAGAAACAAATAGCACTAAAACATATCCAATTCAGTTAATTAAATTTCAAGTAACTAATAATAATGCTGATAGTTTATTTTTAAATACAGGTTATACAAATATTACATATAATAGTGATACATATTTACCTGGATCTAATATAATTAGTTTATCACCTGTTGAAGAAACTAAAGATGTAAAAACTAATGCAATAACAATAAAATTAAATGGAATTCCTAATACAATTATAGCTGCTTTAGAAAATGTAAATGCTATTGGTGGTATAGTTACAATATATCAAGCATTTTGGAATGAAGTAACTGGTGTAATTGAAGGTCAAGTTTATCAAAAATGGCAAGGTATAATTAATTCACATGCCGTTGATGAAGAAAATGTTAAAAGTGGAGATGTTAATATAACTGTTGAATGTAAAAATATAGTTGGTGCTATATTAAATACTAAATCAGGTAGATTTACATCTGATAGTTCATTTAAAGAATATAATAGTAATGATGCATCTATGGAATTTGTTGCCTCAATGGTTGACTTTAATCCAAGATTTGGTGCTGAAGATTAATAGGATAAATATAATGATAAGAATTGGAGAAGATAAAGACGTTGAACAAGGTGTAAAATTACTTGAACAACATAGAAAAGAATTTGAGTTTGGTCAATTTAAAGAAGATAATACTGAATATTATAGAGGTTTAATGAAAGCAATAGCTAAAGATAAAACTGCAATAATATCAGAAAATAATGGAATTATTGATGGAGTATTATTAGGAATGAAAATACCTAATTTATTAAATCCACATATAACACAATTACATGTTTTATTGACTTGGGTTCATCCTAACAAAAGGGGTTCATCTATATTTTATAGAATGAATAAAATGTTAGAAAAAGAAACAAAAAATCATAAAGAGGTAAAAGAAATAATTTATTATTCTATACCTAAAACAAATATTAATTTTAATAAATTGAACTATAAAGAATTTCAATCAATGCACAAAAAGGAAATTTAATTATGGCAGCAGCTGCTCCTGTTATCACAGTTTTAACGTCAAGTACGGTTACTGGAATGATAGCTAGATTTGCATTATCAGTTGCAGTTTCATTTATTGCAAATAAATTATTTGCTCCGGATGTTCCTTCAGGCCCGGGACAAATGGAACAATCTCCGGATCAAGGAGTTAGACAAAGGGTTGCTTCAAATCCTGGTAATAAGTTACCTGTTTTATATGGAGATACAAGAGTATTTGGTTCAATTACATTTGCTGATATAACATCTGATAATCAAACAATGGCATTTATAATTTCATTATGTGAAGGACCAATTGAAGAAATTGGACAAATATGGTGGGATGATTTTAGATTAACTTTAGATAGTAATGGTAATGTAACAAATGCAACAGATTCACAAGGTGGAACTGATGATTTTTTAAATGGAAATTTAACAGTTAAAAAATTTAAATCAGGTGGAAGATGTTCACCTATGGAAACATTTTCAAGTAAATGGAATACTAATGCTGCAAATAGAACAATGCCAAATGTTGCATATTTATATGTAGAATTAAAATATAATAGAGATGAATCTGTAACTGGTTTAACAAATAAATTAGGTGCAGAAGTTAAAGGTAAATTAGTTAGAACATTTGATTCATCTGGTAATTTATCAACTGGTACATCATATTCAAATAATCCGTCTGAATGTTTATTAGATTATTTAACTAATAATATTTATGGTTGTGGTGATGTAATGGCTGATACTGATATTGATTTACCTACATTTTATGCTCATAAAACATTTTGTGATACTTTAATTACACATACAGATAAAAATGGAGCTAGTACAACAGCAAAAAGATATACTACAAATGGTGCAATTAATACTTTTGATGAAAGAGATTTAAATGTTTCTGATTTAGTTGTTTGTTCTCAAGCTATATTTTCTTATCATTTAGGTAAATTTCAGGTTATTTCAGATACTACAGGATCTTCAGTAATGACATTTACTGATGATAATATGTATGGTGATGTTACAATAGTTAATGATGGTTTTAATAGTGCATTAAATAAAATGAATATTTCTTTTAATTCATATGATCAAAAATATCAAGATGATCAAGTATTTTTAAATTTAGCTGCTAATCAAAAATCATTTAATGAACCTGAATTAGTTCAAGATACAAGATTTAAGTTTATAAATAATAATATTATGGCTGAAAGAATTGGTCATATTATTGTTAAAAAGTCTAGAGATAATTTAATTATTTCATTTAAAACAGATACAAGAGCATTAGCATTACAAGTTACAGATATAGTATCAGTTACAAATAGTACTTATGGTTTTACTAATAAATTATTTAAAATTAATTCTATAACTGAAGCTGATATGAGTGAAGAGGGTGTTTCAGGTTATTTAATTACTGCTCAAGAATATAATGCAGATGCATATACAGAAGAGGCATTAACAGAATTTCAAACAGCTCCTAATACAAATTTAGCTAATCCAAGAAATTTTGGAGCAATTACAGATTTAACAGCAATTAGTAGTGATACAGATTCTACTACTCCATTTGTTCAATTAAGATGGACTGTACCAACTGGGTTAACAGAAACATTTGAAATATATATTGGAGATAATGTTAGTAATCCTATTGCTAATAGAGAATTTAATATTTCATTTAGAACATCAACAGGTCCATTTGCTGAAGGTGCTACAATTACACATAAAGTATTTGATATAGATTTTACAGATACATTAGTATTTTGGGTAAGACCAATTAATCAATTTGCAAGAGGAGCATTTTCTAATGCTTATGACTTTGGTAAATTTAGACCGGGATCTGGTGGTATTACTTCTGGTGTTTCTGGAATTATTGTAGATCCAAATGATACAAA